CGGGGCCACCGGTCCGCCACGCGCTGACCTGGTCGCGGTAGATGGCCTTGTCGTGGGCCGGACCCCGCCCGAGGGGCCGCGGGCGACCCGCGGCCGCCGGGTCGGGGGCGATCACCTGGGTGTAGGGGCTGAGCCCACCGCCGCGGCGGGGGCGCCGGGGACGCTCCGGGGCCGGCAGCGCAGCCGCCGGCGGGGGTGGGGCCGGTCGCTCGGGGAGGCGGACCAGCTCGACCGTGAGGCGCGTCCGGAACGCGCGGGCGCGGCGTCGGAAACGATCCCCAAGTCTCACCGGGTCACCTCCTCGCCGGGGGCGCCGTGGCGGTGCAGATGGTCCTCGACGGCCTGGGCGGCGACCTCCCGCTGGTCCTCGGGGAGCTGGAGGGCGTCCAGGGCGGCCTCCACGGCGCCGCCGAGGTGGTCGAAGTAGTCACCGGCCGGCGGCGGGGTGGGGTCCGGGGCCGATGGCGGTGGGCTCGCGGGAGGAGCCTGGGCTACCTGCTCCTCCAGGCGGCGGATCTCCGCGTCGATGGCGTCCAGGGTGAGGACCTCGTGTTTGTTCGGGGCGTCGAGGCCCAGCAGTCGGGCGCGGCGGGCTTGGATGTCCAGCAGCTTGCCAATCGCGGCCAAGACGGGGCCGTCGTCGACCAGCGGCTGGCCGTCGTCTCCGCGGACGATCTTGCCGCCGGAGACGGCCACGTGGCGGCGGCGCAGCACCGCCAGGGCCTCGACTTGGAGCTGGTCGAGGCGTTCCAGGTCCATCACTTTGACCAGCTCGGCCGGCTCGCGGACGATGCGGTCCATGCCACGCTGGATGATGCGGGTGGCGACCTGCCGGCTGATGCCGAACGCCTCGCCGATCTCGGTGTAGCTGCGGCCGTCGCGGCGCAGCTCCAGCATCCTGGCTTCCCGCTGGCGAGCGGTGACCCTGTCGACCATCGCGACCTCCACCAACTTCCTGGCCGCCCGCCAGCTTGTACCGTAGTCGACCTTCAGGCCGGCTTCCAAATCTGCGTCTGCGCGGCGACTCGGCCATCGAAGCGGCCGACGCCGCCCGACGCCGGAGCCAAGCCGAGCTGGGTGCAGGCCCACACCATGGCGTCCAACAGGTTGGGTGACGTCTCGCCCGGTAGGCCGGTGTAGCTGGTCAGCTCGCCCTCCAGCTGGTCTTGGCGGCCGACGATGTGGCAGCGGCCCGTGGGGTAGTCCTGGTCGGGTTCGAACAGGGCCGCGACCGGCTCGGCGCGGGTGCGTTTGCCCTCGCTGGCCCACACGGTCGACACCGGCGTGGAGCGGTCGACGGTCTTGATCAGCGCCGGGATCCACTTGCCGCCGTGATTCTTCTCTACCGCCACCCGGTCGCAACGCAGGTCGTGGTAGAGCTGGACGGTGGCCACGGCGAGCTGGTGGGGGCTCATTGCCCACCCGGCGGAGAACTCGACATAGCCGTGGCGGTCCTGCCCGAGGGAGCACACGGCCACCCCGTAGGCGTCGCCGCCTTCGTCGCCGTCTGAGGGGTCGACGGCCAGCACCCGCCGCTGGGACGGCGGGGCCGCCTGGACGCGGCCGAGGTCGAGCCACTCCGGCTGCCACAGCGCGCCTTCCACCACGTCGATAGCGTCCCAGTCGCCCACCTCCAGGGCGCGGCGCAGGCCACGGTTGGCGATCATCCGCAGCCGGTGCCGGTAGCCGGGGTCGCGCTCCAGCAGCGCCGGGTTGTCCTCAAGGGTGGCGGGGAGGAAGCAGCGGGTGAGCGGCGCCGGCCGGTCCAGGCTGGGCCGGGGCCGCCACACTTGCCCGGGCTGGGGCAGGAGGCCGTCGACGTCGGCGGGGTCGGGGCGGACGTAGCGGCGCTTGACCCATCGGTGACCGACACCGCCCGGGTTGGTGGTGGCGATCATGTGGGGCCGGACCCCGGCGACGGGGGCGCGCAGCCGCGACAGCAGGTAGTCGACCTGGGCTTCGAGGAACTCGGTCAGCTCCTCGAAACAGATCAGCCCGTACTCGGCGCCGTAGTAGTCCTAGGCGGTCCGGGCGTACTGGAGGCTGGCCAGCTCCAGCACCGACCCGTTGGAGAATTCGAAGACGTGGCGGGCGTCGTTGTAGCGGGCCCGGCCGGCGAGCATGGCCCGGGCGCGGGGGATGACCGAGCGGGCCAGGGACGGGAACACGCGGCGGAAGATGACGACGCGGTTGCCGGGGTGCTGTTCGCATTGGCGGGCGGCGTGGCTGATGAGCCAGTGCGTCTTGCCGCCACCGGCGGCGCCGCCGAACAGCAGCTCGTCGGCCTGGCCGGCGAGGTCTTCGGCTTGCTGCTGCTTGGGCTGCAAGGGCGCGGCCGCGACGGCGGAGCCGGCCTCCTGGAGTTTCAGCTCGCGCAGCCGCTGGAGCCGCTCCAGCCGGTGGAGGGTGTCGGCGGATGGTGCCTGGGTGGTCATGGCACCGGTGCCTTGGCGCACCTGGGCCGCGCAGCCCCGGCGGTGGGACAGACTCTCCCACCGCCCATCTGGAAGCGTTGCCGGACAACGGGTTGGTGGGGGTTGTTCACGGGGTGCTCACGGCCCCTCGGGGTCCTGGCCGCCACGGCGGCGGCAGCGCGGGGGAGTCGCGGCTCAAGGTGAATTGGGGCCTCGAAGGCGTGACGCTGGGCCTCGGAGCGGGTCAGGGCGGCCTCCTCTCGGGGCTGCCCACCGGACAGGAGCGTACCGCAGCGGCCGGAGGGCGATGGCGCGAGGCCGACCGGTGGAGCTGCCGATCAGTCGGGGAGGCGTTCGGGTGGGCCCCCGGGTGGGGTCATGGTCGTCTCTACCCGGGTGAAGGCGCCGGGGGCGAGCTGATACCCGATCGTCGTCACCAGCGTCCCGCGGATGCGGACGGCCACGCTGTCGGGGTCGTCGATTTCGACCCATTGGTTGTTGCGTTCGGTGGGGATCTCCCCGATTGGCAGGTGGGAGGCGGTGAAGGTGTTGTTGTCGAGGTAGTCGACCAGGCCTCGGCACTGGTTGGGAGTGAACTGCCCGAGCCAGGCCCGGCGGTCAACCTCGTACAGGATCTGGAGGTCGACGTCTCGCCACTCAGCCTGGCCGTCGACGCGCATTACCGGTGTGCAGAGTGGCGCCGACTGGATGGTGTGGCGGACCCCGGGGGTGTCGGGGATGGCACGCTCGTTCCAGAGTTGCTCGAACACCGTGGCCGGGTGGATGCGGGGACCTCCCGGGACGTGGAGGACTGGCTCATTGTCCTCGAGGGCGAGTTGCTCGCCCTTGTTGAGGTGGATGCGGCAAGGGAAGTCGGCGGAGGGGTGCAGGTCGATCCACAGCAGCGGGATGGTCAGCTCCAGGCGCCAGTCGCGGCTCTCGGCGTCGTGAAGGTTGTAGAGCCCGATCCCGAGGTTGCGGGCGTACGTCTTGGCCCTCCGACTGAAGCCTGAACGGCACACCATCACCCCCCGCGTGGCCTCGACGTCCTTGACAACGGAGGCGAAGGCATCGATAGCCTTCACGTCGGCGGGGGTGCCCCAGTCCTTGGCCTGCACGATAGTCAGGTACTCACGGTCGCTGTCGGACCACCGGATGGAGACGTCGATCTGCCGGGTAGCCTCGCTGATCCGGCCGCGCAGGTGGTCGTCCCAGGTGACGGTCGCGTCGGGGCGCAGGTCGCGGGCGATGCGCTCGGCGAGCCGCTCGAACCCCTTCCAGTCAGGCATCGACCTCGACCTTCGTCTCAGGCTCGAAGCTCATGGTCTGGGGCCCTGCCGCCACTCCTCGATCTGCCGGTCGATGTCGTCCTCGAACGCTTGGCGCTGCTGGGATAGCCACGCGACAAAGTCCTCAGATGAACCATGCCCCAGGTCGGGACATGAGGCTGGCGCTGCCGCCGCTCCGGGTCGTTCCCGACGCCACGAGCTGGGCGTCGAACCCCACGACCTTCACGTGCGCCGTCTGGGCCTGGGCCTGGATCGACGCCGGGTGCAGTTGCTGCGCCCGCGCCCTCACCCGTGCCTGCGGCAGGGACCGCAGCCGCTGCCACGCCGCCCGGGTCCGCGCCACCAGGACCTCCCACCGCGAGGGCATGCCCCGCATCCGCCCCCACCTCCCCGCCTGCAGGTAGACGCTGAACGCCCACAGGAGCGGCGCGACCCGGCCCTGCAGGTCGAGGAGGTCGCGGATCAGCTCCTCCCGCCAGCGGTCCCGCTCATCGGCGGGTAGGTGCCGGGTTGTCCGGTACACCAGTGTTCTGGCCAGCCACCGGCACACCTTCTCGTCCTCCAGGTCGGCCTTGACCATCCCGACCAGGAGCGCCCCGAGCGTGGCGAGGCCTGCGATGAGCCACCCCTTCACGCGGGAGCACCCCCTTTGGCCGGGAACCCGGGGGTGCGGCCCCATGCGGGGCTGTGCTGGTCTGCGGGGCTGAGGTGCTGCTGGACCTCGGCGAGGGCCTGGCGGGCGTAGACGACGCCGTCGGGGTTGAGTTGGTAGAGACGGCGGCGGGGCCGGCCGACCTCGGACGGGTCGACGTCCTCCCAGGTGCTGGTGACGACCTTGGCGTCCTCCAGCTTGCTCAGCACCGGATACAGGCTGCCGCCGCGCAGCCCGGCGGCGAGGCCGATCTCCAGGCCGTGGCGTGCGACGGTAGGGTTCTCGAGCAGCACCCGGAGGATTCTGAGGACGTTCAGGGTCAGCCTCGGTAGGTCGCCCATCACCACTCCCCCTCGTTCTGTTCCGTACATAGAGGGAGGAGGCTACCTGCCCGTGGCGGCAGCCCGCAACCGGGTGGCGGTCGGTTGGGGCGGGCACGGTCGTGGTCCTCCTATTGGGTCAGGGTGGCGGCGAGGGCCAGGCGTCGCCGATGCTGGCGCCCTTGCGGCGGGACTGGCGGACCCGGGTCGGGCTCACCGGGCGAACCTCCGTGCGTCGCCGGGGTCGACGCCGGGCAAGTGCCCGGACCCGCCATCAAGGCCGAGAAGTGGAGTAGGTCCGCCAACCTCTGTGTACTTGGCGGAGCTGGCGGAGCTACTCCACTCGGATTCGCCAGCATCGCTCTAACCAGCGGAAACAGCCTCGGGAGTAGGTCCGCCATCGGGTGGCGGAGCTGGAGTAGATCCGCCACTTGGGGGCTGCCAGTAGTAGGCGGCGTCGCCCTTGGGGCCGGGCTTGCCGACCCGCTCGGCGACCACTCCGAGTGTTGCCTTGGCGCGCTCGACGGTCCGCCACGCGATCCCGGCGTCGCGTGCCAGCCGCTGGAGGGTCTTAGTCGGCATCGGGCCCTCCGCCAGCAGGTCGCGCAGGAACTCCTCGGCGCCTTCCCGGGCGGGGGCCTCCAGGTCGTGGTCGGCCGGGCCGCGGAGCAGATCGGCGGCCCGGTGGCTGGTCTCGCCCTCCCAGACGATCCGGGCGGTGTCGTGGAGCTCGTCGGTGGCGACCCGGTAGGCGAGCTAGGCTGGCGCCGGGGCAAGGTTGGATTTGCTCGCGGCCAGAATGCGCCGCTGCCCGTCTTCGGGGTCGGGGGCGACCAGGAGGCCGGACCGGGCCGCGCCGACGATGCCGCCGCCGCGGTACAGCGGGTTGCTACCGCCCGCCTTGTTGAGGTGGCGGACGACGAGCACGGCCGCGCCGGTCCGCTCGGCGAGGGCCTTGAGGGCGTGGAGGGCGCGCCGGACGTCCTGGTCGCGGTGGGCGTTGACCTCGGCGCCGAAGAACGCCATCAGCGGGTCGACGATGACCAGGGCGGCCCGCTCGACGTCGACGATGCGCTCCAGCAGGACGGTGTCCGCGGGGAGTTCGGGGGAGCGTGGACCTTGGCCGTCGTTGACGTGGTCGAAGACCACGACCCGGTTGCAGTCGGCGCCGGCGGCCTCCAGGCGAGGACGGATGACCTGGGCGATGACGTCCTCGGCCGATAGGAGCACGACGTTGGCGGGATGGGTCCGGGTGGTGGAGCCCGGCATCGGCGAGCCGGTGGTGACGCGGGCGGTCAGCTCCAGGCAGATGGTCGACTTGCCGAGACCGAGGTCGCCGTCGAACACGGTGAGCATCCCGCGGGGGATACGGGGTGCCCAGAGCCACTCGACCGGCTCCGACTGCACGTCGGCCACCCGGATGACGGCAGCCGTGTTGCTGGTCGCCGTGCCCGCCTCGGATGGCTGGTCGAGCGGCTGAAGGTCGGCCAGGGTCTTGCCGGCGGCGAGGTGGTCGGCGGTGTCCTTGCCGGTGGCCGGCTGGACCACCTCGACCTGGCCGCCGTGCTCCTGGAGGCTGGCGGCGATGCGACGGGCCCGCTTGCGGCCCGGGTCGTCGGCGTCGGCGACCACCGCCACCTTGGTCTTGGCCAGCAGCTTGGACCACTCCGGCAGCCACTTCCCCTCGGCGCCGCCGAGGTTGGTGGTCGCGGTGCCGCCGGCCCGCTCGATGGCGTGCACGTCGCGCTCACCCTCGACCACGTAGACGACCTGGCCGGCCTCGACCGCGGCCAGAACCTTGGGGAGCCGGTAGAGGACCAGGGGGACGGCAGGCTCGCCGTCGGCGCCGGTCAGCTTCCAGATCCAGCCGCCGTTGCCGTCCGGGCGGCGCCGCCGGAACTCCTTCGGCCAGTAGCGGACGGCCTGGTAGAGCAGGCGGCCGTGCTCGTCCACGTAGTCGTAGGTGGTGATGATCTCGGCCTTCTTGCCGTTGCGGCTCTCGGGGAACAGGTCGGCCCAGGCGAGACCGAGCGCGGCGAGGACGTCCTCGGGGTGGCAGCCGGCGTGGCAGTGGAGTAGGGCCCGGCCATCGCGGCCCTCCTTGACCGACAGGCTGGCCCGCTGGTCGTCGTGGGCCGGGCAGGTCCAGGACAGGGCGCCCTGGTGGCGGCTGCCGGCTGCCTCCAGCGCTGCCTGGACGCGGCCCAGGGGGCTCATGGCCGGCCGCCGAGGGCGTGACGGGTGGTGGCGGGCAGCTGCCGGGTCTTCGCAACGTCGCGGTCAGCGGGTACGATCATGCGTAGATCCTTCGTAGGGGGTCGTTGTCGCTAGAGGCGCTGAGCTGCCCGGTCAGCGCCTTTCGCGTTCTCAGGCCCGATCGGGGGCGGTGGGATCAACGATCACGCCGCCTACGGGTTCCCGCTGGTCAGGGGTCTGGTTGGCGGGGACGCTCACGAGCTGCTCACCGGCGAGGCGGGCGAGGGCGCCGCGGGGAACCCGCAGGCTGCGGCCGGTGAACTTCACAGTCGGCAACGCGCCCGAGGCGGCCAGCTCGTAGCAGGTGCTCCGGGCCACCCGGAGGATGCTGGCGGCCTCTTCCGTGGTGAGGAAGGCGGGCCAGTCGCTGGGGTGGCGTAGGTGCAGGTCGGGGACGGGGGTGGGAGTGGTCACGGGGAAACCTCCAACGGTCGGGGCGGGTCATGCTCGCCCTTTTTCGCGCTGCCCGCCTGTCCGCTTCGGAGCGTAGTGACGCACGCTATTCCCGTCAAGCCTCTGGAGTCCGAAACCTGCAGCTAGACAGGCCCAACGGGGGAGGGGAAGCTACGGGGGAGGGGCCTTTCCGCGGGAAACCCCAGGTAGAAAGCCTCCTCCCCTTTGCTTATGCTCGGCCGTAGGCTTCTGTCAAGAATTAGCGGGGGCGTCATTTGCGCGGCCGCCGCCTCCAGCCGCCGACCTGGCCCGGAAACGGGAGAAGGGCCCGGGGACTCCGGGCCTTTCTCGGTCAGGGTGACGCTCAGGGCGTCTCGTCGGTGGCCTGGCGGCGGGCTTCCTCCGGGGTCACTCCTCGCCGTCGCCGCGGGGGACGAGCAGATCGATGATCCGGTCCACCTCGAAGGCGATCGACTCCAGCACGTTGAGCATCGCCAGCTGAACCAGAGACGTCCCCTGGCCGCCCTCGG